ATGGTAATGATGAGTTTGTTATATCAGATAATAGTGGAGCTGTAACAGCCACATTTAATGCAACCACATTACAGTTGACTGATACAACTACGGGTTCAGCCACAGAAGGCCCAGTCATAGAATTATACAGAAATGGTGGTAATGGCGATGACGCTGATGAGTTAGGTGCAATCAAGTTTTTTAGTAATGATGATGCAGGTAACAAGCATGAATTTGCAAGCATATATACTGAAATATTTGATGCTAGTAATACCACTGAAGATGGAATAATAAAATTCTCTGTAGGTGCTAATGCAGGAACAGAAGACCCAGTTGTATCAATAAAATCAGCAGGTCTTGTAATGACCTCTGGAAATGATATTTTCTTTGGAAACCCTGCTGATAATGTTGAATGGGACACTGGCTCTTACAAACAATTTTTAAGAGGTCGTTCAGCAGAGTCAAGTGGTGCAAATAGCACAATAGAATTACCAGATAAAGATGGCACTGTGGTTGTTAATAATAGTGGTGTTATATCTGAAACGGCAACTAAATTAGAAATTACTGATACAACCACTGGCTCTACAACTGAAAACCCAAGTATTGAGTTATACAGAAATGGCGGTGCAGGTGCAGATGGGCATGAGTTAGGTGCAATCAAGTTTTTTGGCAATAATGATGCAGGTACACCAGAAAAAAT